CTTTGCCCATGATGCCTTCAATTGATTCTGCAACTTTTTTATTTGCACCTGGAAGGTCTTGTTCCATTCTTGCTTGGTTTATTCTAATTTGTTCTTTTAACGAATCAAGGGTGCCGTGTTTTTTTTCAATGTTTTTTAATTCTTCTAACAACGAAGAAGCAAGCGGTCCGTCTTCTTTTGCAATAGCCTTAGAAAGTTTCTTTGTAAGTTCTTCCATGTGTTCAACAATAGGGAATGTTTCGTGAATCTCTTTCGCACTTTTAATAATCACACCATGCGTTGTGTAATTAACATGACCACTACTCATCAAAGCCTTAAGAGCCATTGGGTTCATATTCCCAGTAATCATCACACGAAGCAATTCATCTGGAATAATTTTTGAAATCATTCTGATAGGAAGCGGCGCACCCATTGCTACTGGTTTTAACCATTGATTTTGAAGATGAGTTAAGCGTGTTGTGATTTGTTGATTAAGTGCTTTTTCAATCCCCTTGCTCAACAAAGGAGATTCACGATATAACTTTGAATCACGAATTGGTTTAAGAAGTTGATAAAAGTTTGTTGTTTCATTAATAACTTTTTTCAATTGGTCTGGAGAAACCATCAAAAATCCATTATTTAAAAAGTCAACGCTGCGGAGAATACCGTTGGAGTCATCCAGCCAGGTTGTTGGGTATCCATCACCAATGGCATTCATTGTCCATTTTTTAATGTCATTATCCCAGCCAGCCCAAGAGGTAACTATTTCAATCCAGTCCTCATCAACACCACTTTTTCTCAGAGCGGGGGCAACAATTGTTTTCATCCAATCGTTAGCCAATTTAAACTTTGCACCAGAACCACCAGTTGCAATAACCCGTTGTGCTTTATCAAGCATGATATGACGGTCAGCCGTTGGGACATTCATAACAATCATCATTTTGTTCATGTCATTCACAGACGACAACGGGTCACCAAAATGGAAATAAACAGAACCAGGCATGACACCTAGTTGGCGTGATTCACCAGCCACCCAATGTGCAATTTGTTTACCAGTCTGACCAAACAGTTGTCTTCCTAAACCAGGTATTTCAGAAACACCATAGAACGGGTCGGCAGATAACACACCGTCAACAAGAACTTTGTGGACAGCAGAAAGGTCTACTTCTTGCCCTACTTTACGAGCAGCGTCAACTATGTCTTGAATTTGTACGGCAGCACCAGGTGGGATATTGCCAAGGAAAGCATCGTAAAGTTCGCCTGAGTTTTTATATGAAGTAAGTCTTTTAAGTGTCCTGCGACCAGTAGCAGTAAATGGCATGTTGTCAATAATCATTGGGTCTGGACGAAGAACTCCTTCTCCGTCTCGTATCAAACCATTAGCAGCATATGCTTCTTCTTTTGAACCTGGTGCTGGGACATGGGAGACATCATCTGGTGGTGCATCCATAGCGGCTAATGTTTTACCGTCAAGTTCTTTACGCACCATATCGTCAATAACTGCTTCTACCTCTGCAGGCAGTTGAGTGTTCGGCGGAACGATACCACCCATCTTTGCTATATCTTCTGCGTCCACTGGTCCATCTGCCCGTCGGAACACGCCAGCAACAGCGTCAAATATCATCTCCATAGAGTCTGTAATTGTTGTAGATAGACCTTGTAGTTTGCGTTCGGCAACCCACGCTTCACGAACTTTGTCTGCTTTTTTGGCGTTAAGCAAAACTGTTGCACTTGTATGACTAAGGTTAAATGCTTTCATTAACTTTTGTACTGGGTCAACATAGGTTGTAAAGTCTGTTCCTACAGTGAACACGGCATCTGTTAAACCAGAAATTGTTTTGGCTACAAAACCGTCAGCATCAATCCAGTTTTCTCTGATGAGTGGTTGGATTACTGCATTGCCTGCGGTCCATGTGCGACCATTTATTTTAGGCAGACCTTCGTCGTGGGCTGCAATGGCTTTTTCAAGTGTGCTACCACCAGCAAAAAACCCTGTTCCTAAATCAACTTTCTGACCAGTAAAAATTTCATTTGCTGTTTGTGAAAGAACATTGCCTTTAATAACAAGGCTTTTAAAATCTTCTATATCTTTTTCTGTAGCAGAACCAACAACTGCAGGCATACCAGTTAATGGGTCAATACCGCCATGTGTGGCAATATACTCAATCATGTTTTTTGATAGTTGCCCTGCAGCCAAAGTACCTGTTGCTACCCCACGAATAGCGGTTCTTGGTACATCAGCAAATGGTTTAAAAAAATCAGGTGCAAGAAATCCAGCAAACTTAAATGGTGTTGATACAAAATCTAATGTGCCCTTTAAAGCAAGACCAGCAACTTTGCCTGCTGTCGCAATAACGCTTGTGTCAGGTTCCATTGCTTCGTATTGTGTGGCAAGTTTTCCAAAGTTAGGGAACTTTTGTTTAAGTGCATCCATAGCACCACCTGTTCCTGGAACTGGTTTACCTGTTTCGTAACTCAACAGTTTAGGGTTTGGATTTGTTGAAGACACTTCATTATACATTTGGGGGATAGAACGAAGACCTTCAGTGCCACCATTTTGAACAAGAAACTTTAACAACTGTGGTTCAGTAAGATTTGTCAATTCCCAAGCGTTTTTAACTTGAATTTTTTGTGGCACTGGAAGATTGCGCCAGTATCCACCAGGGTCAACAGTGTCGTACCAGTCAGGAACTTTAACTTTGTTTCTAGTTCCATTTGCTGCAAGTTTTTGTTCACGAATAAGTAATTGGAAAATGTCACCCTGTGGTTTAGGTGTTGCCTTTTGTCCTACGGTGTTGCTATTTGCAGACCAGTAGTCGTTATTGAATTGAAAGTTTTCACGAGCCTTAGCAACAGAGTGGGCATGAACCATTTGTGGGTCAACAGGTATACCAGAAAGACCAAGAGATGCTTTTAATTCTGGAGAAGTGTATTTACCACCAGGTACAAACGATGCGGTTCGGGCAGCAACTTCAGGTGTAATTGTTTGGTCAAATTCTGCACGGCGGTTTTTTAAAAATTCTGTTGCTGCTGCATCTTCAGCAAGTTGTTCGGCGTTCCTAATCATGCGTTTGGATGGTCTTCCAATTCAAGAAGCAACTGAAAAAGAGCAGTGTTAGGAAATTTAGAATAAGCAACTCTAACCTGGTCAATAAGGTCTTGCTTGGAACCATTCATATAATCAGATGGTAGTTGTGGTGTTGGTTGAATTGGTGATGGACCAAAGATTTCTGGACCTGGACCTGGACCCCATGATGCGCCTGAACTAATTGGTTCATTAGGACGCTGTGTCATGCCTGCTAAATCACCAAGTTGACCTGGGGCTACGGTTGGTATCTGCATATCTGTAGGTGGTTGACCAATAGGTACTGCTGATTGTGCAGCCATTTGTTTTCCCGCTTCACCGTATGTTTGGTTTGGTGCTGCTTGTTTAGCAACTTTGCCCATTGGGTTACGCAAGTCTGAACGATTTGGATATGCCTGTGCCATTTACATTGCCCCCATTGGCATTGGTGCTGGACCGCCCATTGGTGGTGCGCCCCCCCCGCCACCTAGTTGTGCTAGTAGTGATTGTAAATCTGGAGGTCCACCTGCTGGTGCTGATGGTTGTTCTGCTCCCATACCTGGAGGGGCTAAACCTGGCATTGTTTCTGGTGAACCTGCTGGGGCAACAGTTGCTTGGCGTTCTTGTGCCCGTTTTTGTGCAGCCATGATTGCTTCAGAAAGATTCATTTGGTTAGAACCAACTTTCTCTGCAATGAACGCAAGGTCGTCAGGCTGGTATGGACCGTTAGGGTCTGCTGCTTGAGCCTGGATTGATTGGAGAAGTGCTGATTCAATTGCTTCAGAAACAATACGGTCACGCTCTAGTTCTGGGTCGCCAACCATTGGGTCTGATTCACGGGCTGATTCTTTAGAAATAATACCTGCACCAAGACGCTGACCTAATCCAACAACGAGAGAGTTCACATCTGAACCTGCTGCTGGGTATGAAACATAATGGAAGTCTGTTTCCCACATTTTGTTTGGTGTGTAATCTTTCATTCCACCACCTGAACCTGGGATGTAGAACGATTTTGCGCTGTTACCCCAATAAGTTTTTTCAATAGCGATGGCTACTTTGTCTTCTTCAAGAATAGATGAGGCAAAAATTTCTTGTGCTTCTTGTACTCGGAAGTCTACGGTTGCCGCAAGGATTGATTCTCCACGGCGACCTGTACGAATGTTGGTTCCTGATTCTCCACCGAACTCGGCTGGAATAGAACCTTCAAGTCTTTCTTGACGCTCTAAACGGTCTAATGCAACATCTGTTTTATAGCCTGGGTTTGACTGGAGTTGTTGAATATCTCCACCTTTTACAACACCAAGTTGTCCTGATTTTCCGTCAGCGATTTGTAGAATCTCTGGGTTTTCTCCTGGTCGTGCTACAAGGTATTCATCTGGGAAGATGCCACGCTCAATAGCAATTTCAGTGAGGGCTTGCAGACGAGCACGGGTGTAGTACATGCCAAGTAGACCGTCAAATTGTCCGTGTGGTTTGTCTAGTGTGATGCGTTGAGGAACAATTACGAGTGGCATACCCGTGCGGTTAATGATGCGGGATAGTTCTACAGCGGGTGAACCCATGTAGTAAGTGCCGCTAATAGGGTCACGGTCTTTTTCGTAGCCCATAACAAGGGTAACGATTTCATCGTCGCATACATATTCTAATATGGTGAACATGTCGTCTGGTCTTGGCTGACCTACACGCAATTGTCCGTTGATTGAACTACCAAAGTTTGTTGTTAGCCATGCGTATGTGCGGCTGTATGAGAAAATAACATTGTCTGGGACTGGGTTATCTACATCAACACTTGGTGCTGCAAAGGTGTCTAGTGGATTGCGTAGATGCCATTCAGGTAGACGCTTGTCAAAGTTGGGTTTGATGTATACAGGTGAGTTGCTGTATGCAAGGAGGTGTCGGGCACGACGACGCATTTTCATGCCCATACGGTTTTGGTCCCAGATTGCAAGCATTGCTCGTTTGCGGTCACGAGCCATTTTCATTGAACGCTCTTGTCCTTCACGCAATGCAGGGAAGTATGGGTTTGGCATGGTGCTTGATACACGCATTGACATCTGGTCAAGACCTTGTACCAGTAGGTTTGCAACTGAAGATTTAGTGTTGCGGTCTAATTCGTTTAGTGGGACAACAACATCGCTGTTTGCAAGTTGGCGTACTTGGCGCATTTGTGAAAGGATAGGACCTTGGGCGGTAACACGCTGGCGGTAGAGGTCAACTATTTCTTCAACTGATTTCATGCGTGACCTTTAGTGTGACTCAAACAATGCAACGATAACATATTAGCCTTATCTAAGCCAGGATGGTCGCCATTGGCGGGGTGGTGCTTTTGATTCGGTAAGGTTCGGTAGGTTTAGTAGTGCCATCCATAATGCCATCACAATGTCGGTACCATGTTTCTTGTCTCGTGACCATTTAGTTAACTCATCTGTGGCAGCAAGGGTCTTCCAATTGCCTTTCATAGATGGTAGGCGCAATGCTCCTGACCTGATAACTGCTGGTAGTAGTGCTTCTACACCTAGTGATTCGTCTAGTTTGTTTCGGCTTGTGGTATGTGGTATCACATTGACACGGTGCAGGGCTTGCCATTTGCGTACAAAGTCATGCGCTAGAAGGAAACGCTGGGCTGCGTTAATTTCTACAACCCAATGCGAGATAGGGTAGCCCATTTGGTATGAGCGTTCCTGCATCCTGTCCATCAGCCCTGAGTATTCACCTGTCATGGTGTCATAACCGAGGACTTCTTCAGCGGATAGTTTGACTCGTTCTATGTCTACAACATGGTAAAGGTTTGTATTTGGCTGGTAAATAATCCAGACAAACGCCCAAAACATAGTAGGTGAGGGGTCTACAGCCACGATAGATACCCACGGGTGGGCTAATCCTTCAGGGATGTACCCTGGTTGGCGGTCACCATCTATACAACCTGGGTAGTCCACGCCATCTAGCCCTAAACCGCCTGTTATCCAGGTGCGTTGTACCAGTTTAGAGTCTAGGTCTAGGTCTTCTTGTTGATATACAACTTTGAACACATCTGGTTTGTTGTATTTAATGAAAGATAGGTCTTTCCACGGGAGACGCTTGGGGTCTAGTAGCGGTCCGTCTGGATACGGTAAAGATTTGAAAGAACGAGATTCTTTACCCGTGTCAAGGTCTTCATAATACGCTTGATAGACAATATGTCGGTACTTTTTTTGCCGTACTGGTACACCTTCAGATACATCTTCAGGGGTAATGACATCTGCCCCATCGTAATTGATATCTTCTTCAATGTCGTATGTTTCTTTGGCGAGACAATGAGCGTAAAGGTCCCCCGAACCGAGTCTTTGCCCGACAACAGCCAGCAACCCGCCTGGGTCGCAACGGGCTTCTGCCACTCCGTCCCATCTTTCCAGAAGTTTGTCC